ACTTAAGAAGAAATTTAGACGCGATATTGCTGATTATAAAAAAAATGGCGAATTTAAAAATGATAAAGTAGAATACCTATTTTTCCAATGGGGTATGAGGAACGGCGAGATTAGAACAGATGACTATACTGAATTTGAAGATATGATGGATAGAATTGTTTCTGAAGATACTTCTATTAAAGAAGCTTTTACGCCTAAAGAAATTAAAATGGCTACTGGTATTGCATCAGATCCGCGTTATAAAGGTGGTAATTATTCTGGGGCAGTTAGAGCCATAGAAAAAATTAAAAAGGGTTTGGCTAATCATCCTCAAGTTGCAGCTGTACTTAAACGCCAAAATGAAGATAAATTCGAACCTCATATGATGTATGATCCAAAAACTGGTAAAGGTTATATGGCAAATACTATGGACGATCATTTAAGAATGAAAAAACTTGGCTATACGCATGATAAAATATCTGAAGATGGTCATAGAGACGTTAAGTCTGCTATGAATCAAGTAAAAATTGCTGTAAGTGCTCTAAATAAAATGAATACTGAGCTTAGTAAATTAAATCCTGAAGATCCTCTTCCAACATGGTGGACAAACAAAGTTGCTATTGCAGTAGATAAGTTAGATTCCATGGCAGATTATCTTGATACTCAAGTTGAAGATAAAAAGAAGAAATAGATGAAATTAATAGCAGAATATAACGATTTTTCATTAGATACTTCAATTATCACCGAGGCAAATGAAGCTGGTGATACCGTAAAGAAATACGTGATTGAAGGAATATTTGCACAAGCAAATGAAAAGAATAGAAATGGACGTATATATCCAAAAGCAATTATGGAAAAAGCTGTGGAAAAATATGTTCGTGAACAAGTAAGTCAGAAGAGAGCCGTCGGTGAGTTGAATCATCCCGAAGGGCCCACTGTCAACTTGGATAAAGTTTCACATCTTATTACCGATCTTAAGTTTGAAGGTAATAATGTGATGGGAAAGGCCCAAATCCTTGATACACCAAATGGTAAAATTGTTAAAGGTTTACTTGATGGTGGAGTAAGATTGGGTGTTTCAACTAGAGGTATGGGAAGTCTGAAGCAAGATAGAGGCGCACAGATTGTTCAAGATGATTATATTTTGAATACTGTAGACATCGTTCAAGATCCAAGTGCACCAAGTGCATTTGTAAATGGTATTATGGAAGGAGTGGATTGGATCTGGAATAATGGCGTTATTGAAGCTAAAGAAATTGAAAGAATGGAGACAGAAATTCGTTCAGCAACTCGCGTAAATTCTTATGAAGTACAAATTCGTGAGTTTAAGAATTTCCTCTCGTTATTAAAACAATAATTAGGAACTATTAAATATGGATAATCAAAACATTGAAGTAGAAGTTTCCGATTTCGAGAGCGAAGTTCTAGAAGAAGAAACATCTATTGATGAAGCCACTGTGGCCAAAGTGAAAGCAGTAGATCCAAAAGATGCTGAAGCTGCATCCGTTGACGCTACCGACGATGCTGGCGATGTAACTGATAAAGCCCCTGAAAATAAGCCAACTGCTAAAACTAAAGCTGTTGCTCTTAATGCTATGTATCAAAAACTCAAAGCAATGAACAAACCTGAGTTAATGGCTGCATACGAAAAAATGATGGGCGAAGGCGAACACGAAGACGATGATGAAGAAGAAATGGAAGAATCATTCGACCATTCTGCTGAATTGAAACAACTCGTTGATGATGAAGCAACATTGTCAGAAGAGTTTAAGACAAAATCTGCTGTAATTTTCGAAACTGCTTTAAAATCTAAACTAAAAACAGAAATCGATCGTCTTGAAGAGAGTTATAAAGAAGAACTTGCTGAAGAAGTTGCTACTTTTAAAGCACAACTTGTTGAAAAGGTTGATTCTTATCTCAATTATGTAGTAGATACTTACATGACTGAGAATAAACTCGAGATTACTAATGGTCTACGTACAGAAATTGCCGAAGAATTCATGACAAAACTTAAACAAGTTTTTGTTGAATCTTATATTGATGTACCTGATTCAAAAGTTGATCTTGTTGATGATATGGCTGCGCAAATAACAGAACTTGAAAAAACTGTGAATAAACAAATCGAACAAATGATGGAAATGCATGGTAAAGTTTCCGAATTTGAACGAAATGATGTAATTCGCGAGCATACTCAAGGTCTTGCACAATCAGAAATCGAAAAATTTAATTCTCTTATTGAACATATCGATTTTGAAGACACCGATTCTTTTTCTGCTAAACTTAAAACAATTAAAGAATCATATTTCCCTAAAGAAAAAGTAATTGCTGAAGAAATTGAAACCCATTTTGGTGAAGTTGTTGAGACTTCAAATAACCCTATGGATCAATATGTTCAAAAATTACGTCGTAATTAAAGAAAGTTAAAGGTTATAAAAAATGACTGAATTAGTAAATGTCACATCTCTAGTTGAAAAATGGGCTCCCGTTCTCAACGAAGAAACCGCTGGTAAGATCAAAGATCAAACCCGTATGAAAGCTGTTGCACATATTCTTGAAAACCAAGAACGTGCTAACAGAGAACAAGCAATGCTTAACGAAACTGTAGCTAACACTACATCTTCTGCTGCTAACTGGGACCCTGTCCTTATCGCTCTTGCTCGTCGTGCAATGCCTAATCTGATGGCATTTGATGTTGCATCAGTACAACCAATGAGCGGACCAACTGGTCTTATCTTTGCTATGCGTTCACGTTACGACGCTGGTACAACTGGTTCAACTGAAGCTCTCTTCAACGAAGCAAATACACAGCACACAGGTGACTCATCTGGTACTCAAGCTCAAGATCCGTCAGGTCTATCTGGTCTTACTGACTCAAACAGTGACTCAAGCTTAGACAACGATCGTACAGGTCCTGACTTTGCTGGTGGTATGCCAACAGCTGATGGTGAAGCACTTGGTTCAAACACTGGTGGTTCTGTTTTCTCAGAAATGGGCTTCACAATCCAAAGAGCAACAGTAACAGCTAAAACACGTGCTCTAAAAGCTGAGTATAGTTTGGAACTGGCACAAGACCTGAAAGCAATCCATGGTCTTGACGCTGAACAAGAACTTGCTAATATCCTATCAACAGAGATTCTTGCTGAGATTGACCGCGAAACAATTCGTACAATCAACTCACAAGCGAAAACTGGTGCTGTTACAGGTAATACAGCAATTGGCGGTATCTTTAACCTATCAACAGATGCTGACGGTCGTTGGTCTGTTGAGAAATTTAAAGGTCTTATCGTTCAAGTCGAGCGTGAAGCTAACCAAATTGCAAAAGATACACGTCGTGGTAAAGGTAACTGGATCATCTGTTCATCAGACGTTGCTGCTGCTCTTTCTGCATCAGGTATGCTTGATTATGCACCTGCAATGTCAACAGCTCTTGAAGTTGACGACACAGGAAATACTTTTGCTGGTGTACTTAATGGTCGCACAAAAGTGTATATCGACCCATATGCAACTGTTGATTACGTAACTGTTGGATATAAAGGTACAAATAGCTACGATGCTGGTCTCTTCTATTGCCCATACGTTCCACTCACAATGGTTCGTGCTGTTGGTGAAAATGACTTCCAACCTAAAGTTGGATTCAAGACTCGTTACGGTATGGCTTCTAACCCATTCGTTGGAACATCTCCTGCTAACGGTCTTGCAACTGCTAAGACTAATGGCTATTTTAGAGTGTTCAGAGTCGATAATATCCTACAAGCTTAATCGCTTTAAGATATCAAATAATAAGATTAAGGGTGACTTCGGTCACCCTTTTTTTATCTGATATACATAGATTAAACTAATATAAATAGATCTGTTATATAATATAAGGATGTAGAAATGGCACTTACTACAAATAAAAATTACTTATCTCCAACTCAATTTCAAATAGTAATTGAAAGAAAAAATTATCCAAATATTAGTTTTTTTGCTCAGTCAGTTTCACATCCTAGTGTCAGTGTTGCTCCTGCAGAAGTTCCATTTAGAAGAGCAAATGTGTATATGCCTGGAGATAAAATTAATTTTGGGCAATTAAGTATTACGGCATTAATTGATGAAGATATGAATGATTATGTTGAAATGTTTAATTGGTTGACTGGCAATTTAGAAAAACATATATCTCCAAATGAGTCAACAGATACAGTTATTTCAAGCACAGCTGATATTACTATTAATGTTTTAAATTCAAAGAATAATAAAACAAAAAGTATTCGTTATACATCAGCATTTCCTATTGATATATCAGGAATTGATTTTACATCTGTGACTGAAGAACAATTTTTATCTTTTGGTGTTACATTCCAATTTGACCAATTTGTACTAGTATAGATATACTATATAATTACTATAATATGAGGATTAATTATGACTACTGTTTATGATTTGAATACTATATTAGAAGATTGGGATAATGATTCACGTATTGAATCTGATTTATCCAGAGCTTCAACTCAAACACCACTTCTTCATTCAAAATATTTAAGAATTTATTCTGAAGTCAAATTGCGTTTACGTGTGGCTGAAAATAACCAGAAAAAACTTTTAAAACAAAAATGGTTATATTATAATGGTAAAATGACAAAAGAAGAAATTGATCAACATGGTTGGAATTATGATCCATTTGATGGTATGAAAGTTCTTAAAGGAGATATGGATTATTATTACGAAGCTGATGATGATATTGTCAAAAGCGAGGACAAAATCCAATATTACAAGAATATGTTAGATATTTTAAAAGAAATATTGAACAATCTTGCTTGGAGACACCAATCAATTAAAAATGCAATTGATTATAAAAAATTTGAAGCTGGGGTATAATGCCAGATTTAGAGACCATTAAAGTCAAGAAAATTTCTCATTCTCAATTGTTTATTGATTGTGATCACGGTACTGCTATGGAATTAAGTGATTACTTTAGTTTCTTCGTGCCTGGATATAGATTTATGCCGGCGTATAAGCACGGGATTTGGGATGGAAAGATTAAACTCTTTTCGCAAGGAAGAAATTTACCTGTTGGTCTTTTCGATTCACTCAAATATTTTTGTAAATCAAGAAATTATTTCATTGATATAATACCAAGCGAATATGGAACTCCATATGATAAAGATATTCTTGATATTGAAAATCTAGCCAAATTTATTGATAATCTTAATTTAACTGTTGGTGGTGAGACAATTGAGTGTCGTGATTATCAATTTAAAGCTATTTGTGAGGCTCTTATCCATCGTAGAAGAATACTGCTTTCACCGACTGGTTCTGGTAAGTCATTAATTATATATATTATAATGCGATATTTGTTAACAAAGCAAAAAAAGAAAGTATTGATTATTGTACCAACAACTTCTTTAGTACAGCAAATGTATTCAGACTTTGAAGATTATGGTCTTGATTCTGAAAAAGCAATTCATAGAATATATTCAGGAAAAGAAAAAGATACAAATCAACCGATTGTTGTAAGTACCTGGCAAAGTATATACAAATTACCAAAAGAATGGTTCAGCCAATTTGGTGTAATTTTTGGTGATGAAGTACATTTATTTAAATCAAAATCGCTTGTTACAATCATGGATAAAGCGACGGAGGCGGGATATCGATTTGGTACAACTGGAACACTTGATGGAAAGCTTGTCCATGAGTTAACATTACAAGGGCATTTTGGACCGATATATAAGGTAACAACAACTCAAAAATTACAAAAAGAAAATACTCTGGCTCCTCTTAGTATTTCTGTTTTAAAGCTAATATATTCTGAAGAAGTTCGTCAAAGGGCAAAGGGCTTAACATATCAACAAGAACTTGATTATGTCATTACGAATGAAAAGCGAAATAACTTTATTGCAAATCTTGCTGTTGATCAAAAAGGTAATACACTATTATTGTTTCAATTTGTTGAAAAACATGGCAAAAAACTATTTGAATTAATAGAAAATAAAGTGAACAAAAATCGTAAGGTATATTTTATATCAGGTGCTACTGATTCAAATGATCGAGAAACAATTCGTAAAATTGTTGAAAAAGAAAATGACGCAATTATTTGTGCTTCATACGGTGTATTCTCGACTGGTATTAATATTAAGAATCTTCATAATATAGTTTTTGCATCACCAAGTAAAAGTCCTATACGGGTTTTACAATCAATTGGAAGAGGGTTAAGAATTTCTGAAAATGGTCAAGAAACAAAGCTTTATGATATTAGTGATGATTTACATTGGAATAAAAAACAAAATTATTTATTAAATCATTCAGACGAAAGAATCAAGATATATGATCGAGAACAGTTTAAATATCGAATATATAATATTAATCTACAAGGATAAAACATATGTTAAATATTCAACAGTTTGTAATGCATGATGGTACTAATATTATTGCAGAAGTGATTGAAGATAAAGATGATAATTATATATTAATTAAAAATATGTCAATGCCAATTTTGTATAGTTATGAGGTTTTTGGCGATCAACTTTCAGATTTAGAAGAAAAAACTTTTGCATATGATATGCCTGATTCAAAACAAGTTGCAGTTATGATTCCTTATATATTATTTGATACTCCAACACAAATACAAAAAATATATCGTTCATTGATTATGGTAAATACAATACCTAGTGAAAAATTAAAAACTATTTATTTGACCTATTTAACCTATAGAGCTACAAAGGAAATAGAAGAAATTTTTGATGATAGAAAGTCTAAAACTTTGAAGATTAAAGATAATGAAGATAATATTATTAAATTCCAACCAAACCCAACAAAACATTAAGTGAGACATTAAATTATGGCCCTTGTTCATAAACATCTTATTATAAGAGCAGATATTAAAAACCCACCAAAAGATCCTAGTTGGTGTCATCAATGGTTACGTGATTTAGTTGATAAAATCGGTATGAAAATTTGTCAAGGTCCTATTACATCCTATGTAGATGTTGTTGGTAATAGAGGCCTTACTGGTTTGGTTATTATAGAAACTAGCCATATTGCATTACATTGTTGGGATGAAACCGATCCAGGACTTATGCAACTTGATGTATATACATGTGGACCATTTGATCCTAAAATTATTTTTAAAGAAATAGAACAATTTGAACCGATTCTTTTAGAATACAAATATCTTGATCGCGAACGTAATCTAATTGAATATGATATTGATTTATTGTCAGATCAACCAACCATACCTGGGATAATTGAAGATTGATTAATCTTATTATAACCTTTTAAAAATTATTTGTAAATAGAAAAATAAAAAAAAATTAAAAAAAAACATTTTTATTTTCAAAAATCTATTTACAAATAATCCATAATAATATATTATTTTATATAATATAATTTAAATAAAAATGTAAGATAGTTATGAAAAAAAATAAGCCTCATTATGTAAACAATAAAGAATTCTCTCTTGCGGTTGTCGAATATGTTACTACTTTGCAAGAATGTAGAAAAAACAAAAAACCATTACCACCTGTGACAAATTATATTGCTGAATGTTTTATGAAAATATCTGAACGATTATCATCTGCTTCAAATTTTTCAAGATATACTTATCGGGAAGAAATGGTTATGGATGGTGTTGAAAATTGTCTAAAAGCAATTGAAAACTATAATATTGATACTGAAACACGATCTGGCAATCCAAATGCTTTTGCTTATTTTACTCAAATTATTTATTACGCATTTCTTCGCCGTATTGCAAAAGAGAAAAAACAGCAAGATATAAAATTAAAATATATTGCTGAAGGTACTATATATGATTTTATGGATGTTTCTGAAGCATGTGATATGAGTATATCTACTTCAGAATATTATATTGACTCTTTAAAAGAAAGAATTAATGCTGTTAAAACTGCTGATAAATACTTAGCAGAATATAAGAAAACACAAAAGAAAAAAAGAAATACATCTCACCCTGATAGTGATCTCACTAAAATATTGGAATAACATTATATTATGGCTAAAATACCAATTCTGACCGATACTCATTGCGGAATCAGAAACTCATCTCAAGTTTTTATTGATTATCAAGAAAAATTTTATAAAGATGTCTTCTTCCCATATTGCAAAGAAAATAACGTAAAGACTATTTTGCATGGTGGTGACTATTATGACCATCGCAAATACGTTAACTTTAAAGCGCAGCATTCAAATCGTAAAATGTTCCTTGAGCCATTAAGACAAATGGGAATGCATATGGATATTATTCCAGGTAATCATGATGTCTTTTATAAAAATACAAATGACCTTTGTTCACTTAAAGAATTGCTTGGTTTTTATACGGCTAATGTGAATATTATAATGCAGCCAACAGTTAATGATTATAATGGCCTTCATATTGCGATGCTTCCTTGGGTAAATAATTCGAATTATATTGAGTCAATTGATTTCATTAAACATTGTAAAGCGTCTTGGCTTCTTGGTCATCTTGAGCTTGATGGTTTTGAAATGATGAAAGGAATTACAAATCAAGGCGGTATGAATGCGACTCTTTTTCAAAGATTTGAAAAAGTGCTTACTGGTCATTTTCATACTAAATCATCAAAAGGTAATATTGATTATCTTGGGTCAAGTATGGAATTCACATGGTCTGATTGTGATGATCCAAAATATTTCCATGTAATTGATACTGAAACTCGTGAACTTGAGATGGTTCGTAATCCAATTACTCTTTTTAAAAAAATATGGTATGATGATACAAATAGAGATTATTCCAAATATGATGTATCAACTTTAGATAATCATTTTATTAAAATAATTGTTCAAAATAAAAATGATCCATTTATGTTTGATAAGTTTATTGATCGTATTAATGGGCTTAATATACATGAATTAAAAATAGCTGAAGACTTTTCTGAATTTATGGGTGATAATGTTGACGATTCAAAAATTAATTTTGAAGATACATCACAAATATTGAATTCTTATATAGATGAGATAGATACTAATTTAAATCGTGAAAGACTTAAAAAAATTATAAATGGCATATATATAGAATCTATAAACAAGGATATTATATAATGATAGTCTTCGAATCTATTGAATGGGTCAATTTTTTATCAACTGGAAACAATCCTACTAAGATATTACTAAATAAAAGCGATACAACTCTTATCGTTGGCCAAAACGGTTCAGGTAAGTCTACTCTTCTTGATGCGCTTTCATTTGGATTATTTGGTAAACCACATCGTAATATTAATAAAAATCAATTAATTAATTCAATAAATCAAAAGAATTGTAAAGTTACAATTGAATTAAAAGTTGATAATGTTTTATATAAGATTATACGTGCAATTAAACCAAACTTATTTGAAATTTATAAAAATGGTAAATTAATTAATCAGGATTCAAAGACTCGTGATTATCAAAAGATCCTAGAAAATAATATTCTTAAATTTAATTATAAGTCTTTTCACCAAATCATTGTACTTGGTTCTTCTTCATTTGTACCATTTATGCAATTACCACAATGGCAAAGACGTGAAATAATTGAAGACCTTTTGGATATTTCAATATTCTCTACAATGCGTGAAATCGTAAAAGAAAATACGGCAAAGATAAAAGAACAAATTTCAAATAATGATTATGATTTTCAATTGACTAAAGAAAAAATTAAATTGAAGCAGGATTATATTAATGAGATTAATCAAATCAATGATGATATTATTGCTGGTAAAAGATTAGAACAAAAAAATATTGAAAATGATATTATTAATAAGCAAAAAGAAATTGCTGAAAAATATAATAGTGTAAATATAGATATAGAAACATTAAAATTAGATCTATATAGCTTAAATGAAACAAAACATAAAATTATAGAAGAGTCTTCTGATGTAAAAAACCAAATTAAAAATATTGTAAAAAGCGTAAAATTTTATGAAACGAACGATCATTGTCCTACTTGTGAACAAGATATTAATGATGAATTAAAGAATACACACATCGAAAAAGCAAAGGAAAACGCTAAATCTTTGCAATCAATTATGGATTCAATTGATAAAAGCGAACAAGATACAAATAATAAGATTAAAACAATGCAATCAAATCTTGATGCATTGCAAGAGAATCAATCATTAATTAAAATGAACGAAAATTTAATTGAAAAAATGTTTGATCAAATTGCTTTGATTGATAAACAAATTGATGATTTAAAAAATAAAGATTCTGATGTTTCACAATCTAAATCTGAACTTGAAAAACTTATAAATGCACGTACACATCTTGAAGAACAACGATATGAATTATTAGATAATAGATTATATTATGACGCAATATATCAATTACTTCTTGATAGTGGTATTAAAACAAAAATTATTAAACAATATCTTCCAATAATTAATAAGCTAATTAATAATTATTTACAGGTAATGGACTTTTTTATATCATTTAATCTTAATGAAATGTTTGACGAGGATATACGTTCTCGACATCGTGATACATTTAAATATGAATCATTTTCAGAAGGTGAAAAAGCTCGTATTGATTTAAGTCTTCTTTTTACATGGAGACAAATCGCAAAAATGAAAAATTCCATTTCTTGTAATCTTCTTATTCTCGATGAAACTTTTGATTCAAGTCTTGATTATGATGGTATTGATAATCTTACAAAAATACTATCGACACTTGATAAAAACACTTCTACCTTTATTATTACTCATAAAGCAGATGCTCTTGAAGATAAATTTAGGTCAAAAATTACGTTTATAAAAGAAAAGAATTTTAGTAAAATTGCAGCGTAAAACTATTTACATTCAAACAAAAACAGTATATAATTGTATTCAATATTAATAAGGAAATCTATATTATGCAAATCAATCAAGAAACCATGGCAGTTCTTAAAAACTATGCTACTATCAACTCTAACTTTGTATTTAAAAATGGTGAATATATCAGTACCATTGCTGAAGCAAAAAATATTTTGTCAGTATATAAACTTGATACTCCTTTTGAAAAAGAAGTTGGTATTTATGATATGCCACAATTCTTATCAGCATGTGCTCTTGTTTCAAATCCTCGCTTTGAGTTTAAAGACGATTATGTTAATATTAAAAGTGAAAGTGGATTGGAAAATATAACATATTATTATTCTGAACCAGAACTTCTTACTCATCCAACTGAGAAGATGATTGAAAATGCTATGAATGCAGAACAAAATGATATTCTTGTATCATTTGAACTAACACAAGAAAATCTTGGTAGACTTCGTCAAGCTGCTTCTGCTCTAGGTCATACTGATTTAGTAATTTCGAAAAAAGCTGATCAAGTAAATGTCTCTTTGTCGGTAAGTGATTGTTCAAATACAACAGCCAATAGCTTTGCTATTGATGTACCTGCTCAAGCTAATATTAACGAGTTTAATTTAGTATTAAACATTGCAAATCTTAAAATTCTTTCTGGACAAACATATCAAGTGAATATTCTTGAAAAACTCATTGCTCATATTAATAATAGTAATCTAAGTTATTGGATTGCTCTTGAAAAATCAAAATCAACATTTAACAAATAGAGGTAAAAATGGCTAAAGATAAAGAAACAGAAGATATTATCTATAATCTATCAAATCGTGTTGCACGTTCAGGTATTGCAGTAATTGATACATTGACAACTCGTGGCGGTTTTAAAGGTGAAGAACTAAGTACAATTGGTCAATTGCGAGATCAATGTGTTCAAATAATTTCTATATGTGAAGAACGAGCACAACAGAATACACAATAATACTAACTATTATATTATGAAAAGGCTATCATGTCTAGTGACAATTTTCTTTATGTCGAAAAATATCGACCACAAACTATATCTGATTGTATTTTACCAAAAGATATTACTAAAACATTTGAGTCAATAATCAAATCTGGTGAAATTCCAAATATGATTTTTAGTGGTTCTGCGGGTGTTGGTAAAACAACCGTAGCAAAAGCTTTATGCAATCAACTTCAACTTGATTATTTAATGATTAATGGTTCTGAAGAAGGCAATATCGATACTCTTCGTGGTAAGATTAAACAATTTGCTTCATCTGTATCTCTTATGGGTGGCTATAAAGTAATTATACTTGATGAAGCAGATTATTTAAATCCTCAATCAACACAACCAGCATTGCGTGGCTTTATTGAAGAGTTTTCAAATAATTGTCGATTTATTCTTACTTGTAATTTTAAAAATCGTATTATTAAACCATTACATTCTAGATGTTCTGTTATTGAGTTCAATATTCCAAATGGTGAAAAAGCAAAATTAGCTCATGCGTTTTTTCTTCGATTAAAAGAAATTATTAAGGTTGAAAAACTTGATATTGATAATGCTGGATGTGTTGCATTAATTGAAAAACATTTCCCAGATTGGCGTCGTGTTTTAAATGAAATACAAAAAATTGGTATGACTGGTTATAAAGATATGTCACCAATTAATATGGATACTGATAATTTTGATGTATTGATGAAAGCTCTTCAAAATAAAAATTTTAAAGATATGCGCAAATGGGTTGTTAATAATATTGATATTGAGTCACAAGTTATTTTTAGAAAAATTTATGATAGTGCATCGCAATATCTTATACCTGAATCCATTCCACAAATTGTTGTTATACTTGCTGATTATCAATGGAAAGATACGTTTGTTGCAGACCACGAACTCAATATAGTTGCGTGTCTTACTGAAATAATGGGTAATGCAAGGTGGAAATAATATGAATCCCTTTGACTATCTCAATTCAATCAATATGACCAAAGAAGATATTATGGTCGATGAAGATGCTGAAAAAGGTTATAACTCATATATCATCAATCGATCACTATCTTACTTTACCGATACGATCTTTCTTGCAAATGAAATGAATTTATATCATAATCTTGATAACCGTTTAAAATACGACTTTTTTATAAATAGTATAAGAAAAAGAAAACGGTTTAGTAAATTTATGAAAGCCGACATTTTTTCTAAGATTGATGTGATTAAAAGGTATTATAACTATTCTATTGATAAAGCAAGACAAGTTGTAAATTTATTCACTGATGAACAAATAGAAGAATTGAAGCATAGGATGCGCGAAGGTGGAACAAGATCTACAACAAAATAAAAAATTCAATTGGACTCCTGCAGAAATGTTGGAGATTACTTTAAACGAACCAAACGACTTTCTTAAAATAATAGAAACTCTTACACGTATAGGTGTTGCGTCTAAAAAAGATAATTCACTCTATCAAAGTGTTCATATCTTACATAAACAAGGTCGTTATTATATTATACATTTTAAAGAACTCTTTTTGCTTGATGGTAAAGTTTCAAATATAACTGAAAATGATATTGCACGAAGAAATACAATTGCTCAATTATTAAGCGATTGGGGTCTTATACAAATAGTAGAGCCAAAACAAATTATTAATCTAATGGCACCATTAAGACAAATTAAAATTATACCTTTTAAAGATAAGGTTAATTGGAATCTAAAAAGTAAATACAATATTGGGTTAAATAATTAATATTTTTTATGAAAAATGTGAATACTAATTTTTTGGCCAGGCCAAATCCTGAAAAACCAGGTGAAAGATATAATGGACAAGGATGGGGTTTCCTCGATCCAAATAATGATTCAGTTTATTCTTGTTGGAAAATAATTCAACAGCAAGTGAATCCTACTAATATTTTAGAAATTGGTTTTTTTGCTGGTCACTCTGCTACAACAATGCTTAACATTTGGCCTCAATCAAAACTTATATCTTATGATCCAGGTTCTTTTGCTCGTACATCTTATATTAAAGTAAGTGAACGATTTGGTAAAAGATTTGAATTTCGACCATATGCAATTAATGAATATCCAGTTATTCCAACTAATATTGATCTTATGTTCATTGATGGATCACATCGGTATGATAAGGTTAAAATTGATATTGAGTATGCGAAAAAAATAAAACCAAAATATCTTCTTTTTGATAATGTGGAACTTCATGAAGTACGTAAAGCAATTAAAGAATCTGGTTATATGAATGAAGAAATGAATCCACAATATTTATTTTATACATGTAATCATAAAGGTATCTGTGCTCCAGGAATTTTATTGTTATTAAAAATATAAAACTATTTACATTTTACAATAATTAATATATAATGTTTTCTATAACTTGTGAGGTAATATGTATACATCAGTCAATCGATTTGGCAATTCAATTCTTTATCGCGGCCGCGATCTTAATGGTAATATTGTAAAAGAAAAAATTAAATTTAAGCCTCATTTATATGTTTGCATATCAGAGCCGGCTCAATTTAAATCTATGGATGGTAAAAATCTTAAATCAATGCAATTTGAGTCTATGCGTGAAGCAAAAGATTTTATAACACAATATGGTGATGTTTGGGATATATATGGTACAACAAATTATATCCATCAATTCATTACTCGTCGTTTTCCAAAAGACATCTCATTTGATATATCAAAAATTAATGTGGTTAATTTTGATATTGAGGTTGCTTCTAATGATGGTTTTCCAACACCAGATAAAGCTGATTGCGAAGTAATAAGTATTACCGCTCATACAAGTAATGATAATACTTATTACATTTGGGGTCTTGGTAATTACGATGAAACTAAATGCCCAGTAGAAAAATTTCGTTACGTAAAATGTAAATCAGAAGCTGATCTACTTGCCAAATTTCTTGATTGGTGGAACAATCCTAATCATACTCCCGATGCTTTAACAGGTTGGAATATTGAGTTTTTTGATATTCCATATCTTATTAATCGTACTATTAAAGTTCTTGGTGAAAGTAGAGGTCAAGATTATTCTCCTTGGAAATTAATTAATGCTCAGACAGTAAATCGTTATGGTATTTCAAATATTAAATATGATATTTCTGGCATTCAAACTCTTGATTATTTGAAACTCTTTCAAAAATTCAATTATACATATGGTCCACAAGAGTCATATTCACTTGATAATATTTCATCGGTTGTTCTTGATGAAAAGAAACTCTCTTACGAAGAACATGGTTCACTTCATAGTTTATATCTCAATGACTATCAAAAATTTATTGATTATAATATTAAAGACGTTCAACTTGTTGGACGTATTGATGATAAGATGAAATTGATTGCTTTGGCAATTACAATGGCTTATAAAGCTGGAGTTAATTTTACTGATACATTTGGCACAACTTCAATTTGGGATTCGATTATCTATCGTAAAATGGCAACAAAAAATATTGTGCCAATGCCATTAAAACAAAATATTGGAAGTCAATATCCTGGTGGTTATGTAAAAGAACCAATCCCCGGTCTTTATAATAATGTAGCATCATTCGATCTAAATTCACTATATCCAAATATTATTGTTCAATATAATATTAGTCCAGAAACATTGATTGATGGCAAAGAAGGATATAATGATCTAGTTCAATATTATCTTGATGGAAATAAACGACCAAGTGACGAATATACATGCACTGCAAATGGTACAATGTATTCAAAAGAAAAACGTGGAATTATTCCAGAAATCATTATTGACTATTATAATGAACGTAAATCCATTAAAAAGATTATGTTAGCTTGTGAACAAGATTATGAAAAAAATCCAACACCTGAACTTGAAGCAGAAATTGTAAAATTAAACAACTCACAAATGGCAACAAAAATCCTATTGAATAGTTTATATGGTGCACTCGGTTCAAAATACTTTAGGTATTATGATATTAATATGGCTTCTGCTATTACTCTAACAGGTCAATTGGCGATTAAAACAGCAGAAAGGGCAATAAATAATGAACTCAATAGACTCTTAGAAAATAAAAAAGATTATGTAATTGCTATTGATACAGACTCTGTTTATATTAACTTTGATGATTGGGTACAAAAATTCTCTCCAAAAGATCCTATTAATTTTCTCGATAAAACATGTTCTGAACATTTTGAAAATGTTATTGCGCGTGCATATACTCAATTATTTGAACAGACAAATGGATATGAGCAACGTATGTGGATGGGACGTGAAGTGATTGCAGATAAAGGTATATGGACAGCAAAAAAACGTTATATCTTAAATGTTCATAATAATGAAGGTGTTCAATATACAAAACCCAAATTAAAAATTATGGGTATTCAAGCAATTCAATCAAGTACACCATATGCAATTAGAGAAAAACTAAAAGAGTCTTTTAAAGTTCTAATTGATGGATCAGAAACTCGAACACAACAATTTATTGCTAATACTAAATCTGAATTTAAAAAATTATCAGTAGAAGAAATTGCTTTTCCAAGAGGTACAACTGAAATTAATAAATTTAGTGATCGTGGAAATATTTATCGTAAAGGTACACCTATTCATATTCGTGCGGCTTTGCTTTATAATAAAATGATAAAAGATAATGGACTTGAAAACAAGTATGAGTTAATAAAATCTGGCGATAAAATCAAATTCGTTTATCTAAAATTACCAAATATCTTACGGGAAAATGTAATTGCGTTTAAAGACTATTTACCACCAGAATTTAATCTACATAATAGTATTAATTATGATATGCAATTCGAAAAAGTATTCATATCGCCATTGGAGCCGATTCTCGAGGCAATTGGTTGGAGAATAGAACCATCTGTGAATCTTGAGGATCTATTTGGTTAATACTGTAACAAAAATGTTACAGTTATAAAAAAATGCATTGAACGTGCATTTTTTTGTTTACATTATATATGAATTATGGTATAATGAATATATTAAAACAACAAAAGGACATATAAATGAATATTCGTAAATCAAAAAACTATGTAACAACAATCGATTTTCTTTGTGCTGGAGACATTTTTGAACTTGAAAAAATTCGTAAAGCTGTATCTATTATCAATAAAGGTAATAATAAAAAGTATTATGTAAAACTACAAGGTCGTGGTCCACGTAAAGTGAATGCATTAGCTGATGGTCGAAGCCCTCGTGGTTACGATGCATCTCTTCCTCTTCGTCATGCTAATACAGCAGACGTATATGTATATGAAAGGAATCAATAATGATAGACTTATTAATTAATTCAATACAATGGTTTTTCATTGCGTTTGCTTCACTCTCTCTTGGATGGGGCCTTCGCGATATATATGTTAATCTTAAATCCTATTTGAAAGGTGATTTATAATGAGTAAAAATTGGGTAAAAGATATTTCTAAAATGCATCAAAAGTTTGGTGTCAATGAATGGGTTAGAAAGAATAAAGATAATAAAGAGTTAATGCGAGAATACCTTATGTTTCGCGTTAATTTCCTTCAAGAAGAATTGACTGAAATTCAAACTCAAATGCATGATGCAGATGAAATTGTTGACGGTCTTGTTGATCTTTGCGTTGTCGCAATCGGTACAATGGATGCCTTTGGCGTTGATGCAAACAAAGCTTGGGACACCGTTCATAAAGCAAATATGGCAAAAAAACCTGGTGTTAAAGAAGAACGTCCTAACAAATTTGGTTTACCTGATCTTTCAAAACCTAAAGGTTGGAAATCACCATCACATAAAGGTAATGTTGGACTATTAGATCAATATGAATTTGTAAATCTATCTGAATATCTTAAAACGCCTACATGGTCTGAAGTCTTAGAAAAATGGAAGTTTTGGCGATAAATAATGTATTCTCTCACGATCTTTAAATCAATATTTGATAATAAAACAGATAAGCGAATGGACTTTGATAATTGGTCAGAGTTCGAAAGTTTACTTGTTGAATTATCACAAAAGAACGTGAAGTCAAAAAAAGAAGCATCACTTATATCTCCTGCGGTATATTTACCTAATACAACACGAGCAAATGCAAACGTAACTCATTGGGCAAAGTGGGCTGCAGTTGATATTGATGAATACGAAATAGATAATAAAAGTTTACAAGAAGAACTTAATAAGACACTTGGTGATTATTATTATGTTTGTTATTCTACTGCAAGTTCAACTATTGACTTTCCAAAGTTTCGTATTATATTTCCTTTAGCCAATGCTGTTGAAGCCAATAATATTAAACATTTTTGGTTTGCTTTGAACTCATTCATTGAATCAATGGGCGATAAACAAACTAAAGATCTTAGTCGTATGTATTATATTCCAGCACAATATGAAAACGCAAACAATTTTTTATTTATTAATAAAGGTAAATTTATTGAGCCACTTGAATTGATGGCAAAATATCCTTATCGTAATGAAATAAGAGGTTTGAATTTCTTTGATAATTTACCTGATGCTATTCAAAAAGAAATAATACAATATCGTAAAGATCAATCTGAGAATAATACAATCACTTGGACATCGTATCACAATTGTCCATTTGTTAATAAAAACCTTGTGATAGAATATAAAAGCATATCAAATACTGGTTGGTATCATTTGATGTATAAGATAATGGTATCAATTGCCGGTAATGCTATAAAAAGAAAATATCCAATTACAGCAGAAGAAGTTGAAAAGCTTTGTAAAGAACTTGATATGGAAACAGGTAACTGGTATGAAAACCGACCACTCATTAAAGAAGCAAACAGAGCAATTGAATTTTGCTATAAAGGATAATATTATGGATGAAATATTTAATTTGATTAATAATCATAAAATTACAGTAGAGCAACATCACCTTGACTATATTGAAAATGAATTTAAAAAGAACTATGCGGATAAAAGAATAAATTGTGATTCACTTTTATTAGAGTGCGATTTAATACATAAAGGTTTAGTAGATAAACCTACTGATAAAGCTCATGATTTCATACAAAATGGCTTTAAGGTTGACGTAAAAGAAATAGATAAATGGCATAATATTAATGATGGTAAATTAAATTGGATGAAAACTTGTACATTATCTGGAGATGTGACGCATTATCTTACGTATCGAGCAAGAGGCCGAGATAAGTCCCGTATTTATGTATGTGGCGATAAAGTAACTATTGAAGCGATTGAAATTTGTGAAGCAAAAGAATATCTTAGCCGCGCTAATAGAAGTCAATTTAGTGGTCATTATATTACTCCACTTCCCTATTTACATTCCAATGAAAATGTAGTATAATAGAAACATATATACAATCGAAAGGAATAATTAATGCGTGAATCAATCAAAGTACTGCAAGAATGCGCTGAATTGCAAGATCGTAAATCTCGTGACTATCAAAATGAAAATTCACATATTGTACAAGCAGATTATTATCCACGTGGTATTGCATCTATTATGGATATTATTCATGCTAAAACTTTACGTTTGTGGTCTGTACTTGAAGCAATGGAACATGATCCAGATTATCAACCAAATTTTGAGTCTATTGAAGACTCATTTAAAGATCTAATTAATTATGCTTCATTTGGCGTATCTTATTGCCGCGGCAAAATTCCTGGCCAAAAATTAGATCGTGACTTCCTTAATCGTAAAAAAGCAGGAGATGAATAATGTTTATTGTAGAAGATAATAAATCTAAACAAATATATACTCACGTAGAATCAACCCAGAAAGTGTCTATCTATCCTGATTATACTAAACATACGTATACGCCACGCTTTCATGTTCATAATTATAAGCCTTCAACCAAACAGCATAAGCAGCGCAGTTTTAAGGCTTTTAAAAATATGACTGTTGCGCGTAATTGGGCAGATGAAGTATGTAGTATGTTGCCTAAAGAAGACGCTGGTGATGTACATGCCATCGCTAAAATTGTAAAAGTTATTAAAGAAAGAAATAAAAAATGATTGAATATCGTACTAATACTAATGATATTGGCGGAACAATTGTAAAACAAGATCATCGTTATATTGTAAAAGATAATAATACACTTAAAAATCTTGTAGTATCAAGCACTGAACTTTATCCTGGGAAAGAAACAACAGGTCATTTCCATAATGGTCAAGAAGAAGTATATTTTTTTGTTGAAGGCAAAGGTGTAATGTGGGTTAACAAACAAGAATTTGAAGTAAAAGAAGGCGATGTTGTTCTTATACCTGATGGGGCCTTCCATAAAGTATTTAATAGCGCTTCAAGAAAAGATAAAAAAGCAAAAGCTCTTCGATTTATTTGTGTTTTTGATGGAGCACGTGGAAAGAAAAAGGGGTTTTTTAGTCGAATTAAAGATCTATTCAAATAATGAAATATATTTTTGATATTGACGGTACTTTGACACCAAGTAGAGGTACAATTGATTCTAAGTTTAAAGAATTTTGTTTAGACTTTTTTAATAAACACGATGTTTATTTAGTAACAGGTTCTGATAGACCAAAAACAATTGAGCAAATTGGTGAAGATCTCTATAATAAAGCAAAAGTTGTTTATAATTGTGCAGGTAATGACGTATATGTAGCTGAAACAAATGTGTATCGTTCTGATTGGAAGCTTGAAAATTCAATTTTATTCTGGTTAAGAAATGCTTTACAAAAATCAAAATATCATACAAAAACCGGTAAACATATAGAACATCGTATTGGATTGGTAAATTTTAGTATTGTTGGAAGAAATGCTACCGAACAACAAAGAAAAGAATATTATCAATATGATTGTATAAGTCATGAACGAGCAGTTATTGCGCAAGAACTTAATAAATTGTTTGGCGATAAAATTGATGTGACTGTGGCTGGAGAAACAGGTATTGATATTGTAAAACTCGGTTCTGATAAATCACAAATTGTACCAGATTTCAACGGTCAAGATATTGTATTTTTTGGTGATAAAACTGAAAAAGGTGGTAATGATTATACAATTGCTGAAGCTTTTAAAAAACGTAAACAATCAATAATTATGAGTGCTCAATTGCAAGAAGATGTTGAAATAACTCAGGTGATTGTACCTGTTGAAAATTGGAAAGACACATGGGAAGTATTAAAAACAATAAATTAATAATAGGATTTACTGCATCAGCATTTGATTTGTTGCATGCTGGTCATGTACAGATGCTACGCGAAGCAAAAGAACAGTGTGATTATCTTATTTGTGGCTTACAGATCGATCCAAGTCTTGATCGATCTAATAAAAATAAACCTGCTCAAACAATAGTTGAACGTTATACTCAATTGATTGCTTTAAAATATGTTGATGAAATTATTCCATATTCAACAGAAGAGGATCTTGAAGATATATTATCTCTTTATCCAATTAATGTAAGGATACTTGGAGAAGAATACCGTGATAAAGATTTTACAGGCAAAACTATTTGTCAAACCCGTGGCATCAAATTATATTTTAATCGTCGTGATCATAGGTTTTCTTCTTCAAGTCTACGTAATAAAGTTCAAACTTTACATTCATAAATCTATTTACAATCTTTATTTTTTATGGTATAATAGTACCATAATCAAATCAAAAGGACTTACGCTATGAATGTACAAAATATTCGAGATATATTTAAAGAAAATCTATATAATGAAGATTTTGTCATTGACAAAACTGGTGTTAAACTACTTGAAATTGTTGGTGCATCTTTTATTGCCGATGAAGACACAATCTTTGGTAAAGTTAATTACGATTATGTTAAACGTGAAATTGAATGGTATAATTCGCAAGATCTCAATGTGAATGCTATTCCTGGCAATATTCCAAAAATCTGGCAAGACATTTCTGATCGTGATGGTTTTATCAACAGTAACTATGGCTGGTGCATTTTCTCTAAAGAAAACCATGACCAATATCAAAACGTTCTGAATGAGCTAAATAATAATCCTCGTTCACGTCGAGCAACAATGATATATACAAGACCAACAATGTGGAATGATTACAATCGTAATGGTATGTCTGATTTCATGTGCACTAATGCTGTTCAATATGTAGTTCGTGATAATAAACTTGATTGTATAGTACAAATGCGAAGCAATGATGTCGTCTATGGCTATAAGAATGATCGTGCTTGGCAGAAATACGTACTCGAAAATCTTGCTAAAGAATTGCGCGTTGAAGTTGGCAATATCCATTGGCAAGTCGGTTCACTCCATGTTTATGAAGCTCATTTTGAATTGGTGAAATAATGAATATAAAATGGAAAAAGCGCTATCTAAAATTAGCTAAAGAAATATCTGATTGGTCAAAAGATCCAAGTACAAAAGTTGGTGCTATTATTGTTGGATCAAAAGGACAAGTAATATCGCAAGGTTATAATGGATTCCCTCGTGGTGTCTTTGATGATATTGAACGATACCAAAATCGTGATGATAAATTAAAATATGTAGTTCATGCAGAAGCAAATGCAATATATAATGCTGCTCAAAATGGATCTGCTTTGAATGGGGCTTATCTTTTTGTTCATGGTTTACCAGTTTGTAACGAATGCGCAAAAGCAATCATTCAAGTTGGTATTAGACATATTGTGGTAAGTAAAGCTTCTGCCGAAAAAAATATTTCTAAATGGCAAGAGTCTTTTCTATTAACAAAAAAGATGTTTGAAGAAGCATCTGTTGAATTGGAAATATTATAAAGGATTAAAATGAAAATAATAATACCTACACTTGGTAGAATGGATAAACAAGTCACTTATCATAATCTACCTGATCATTGGAAAAAGCATACAAGCTTTGTTGTTCAAGATCATGAATATGCTGAAATGGATAAACGCTTTCCTGGCCAAGTTTATGGCTTACCTGCTAATATTAAAAGAATTGCTCCTACACGTAATTGGATATATAATAAATTTACTGCTGATCGTTATTTTGTAATGGATGATGATTTATCATTTATAGTGAAAGAACCAAATCCAGATCCTAAAGGAACAGTTTGGTTAACACGTAAAATGACTGATAATGATTTTGATGATAGTATAAAACAAGTAGAAGATTGGATGGATGAAGGTATAGTTTATGGTTGCTTTAATCCTACTTGGGTTATGCCAAGTTTATCTGGATATCCATTTTCAGAAAATGGTAGAATTATGACTAATTGCTTTTTTAATGGACCTAAGCTTCCTCAAGGAATTCAATGGGAACGCGTTGATGCTGCAGAGGATTTTGATGTTAATTTACAATTATTAACTCAAGGTTTTGCGAATAGAATAAGTGGTAGATATATGGTATGTCCATCTGAAACAAATGCCGAAGGTGGTTGTTCAACATGGAGAACATTAGAACTTCATAATGAATCACAAAGAAAACTGCACGAACTTTGGCCTAATTTTGTTAAATTGAGAGAGAAAGAAGTAAAATCTGGCCCATGGAAAGGACAGAAAAAACTCGTTACTACTATATACCATAAGAAAGCTTTTGCTTCTTCACAAAAACCTGAAGTTGATTTAGAGGAGTTATTTGGATGAGAATATTAGTAACAGGAAGTAGTGGATTTATTGGATCACATTTAGTAAAATATTTAAATGATGATGGTCATAGCGTTATACCATGGGATTCGAAAATCGGGTTAGATATTCGTGACATTAAATCAGTAGATGAATTTGATTTTGTTATTCATTTGGCAGCATTCGCAGATGTAAGAAGAAGTATTGAACATCCTCAAGAATATTGGGACAATAATGTAACACCAACAACAGCTCTTCAAAAATTATGTTATGACCAATCAGTTCCTTTATTATATGCTTCTTCGTCATGTGTAACTTCTTGGCATAAATCACCATATGGATTAAGTAAAAAGGTAAATGAAGAAACGGCCAGACCTGGACAAGTAGGTCTTCGATTTACAACAGTATATGGACCAAGATGTCGTGAAAGTATGTTTATCCCAAAACTTATCACAGGTTCTTTAGAATATGCAACTGATCATATACGAGATTTTATTTATGTGAGTGATGTTGTAAGAGCAATTATTCTTCTAATGTATAAAATGAATGCTGGATATGAACGACTTGATCCTTATTATGATGTTGGAACAGGTAAAGGAAATAAAGTTTGTGATATTGCCAGAATTAGAATGAATGTAAAAGTAAAGCCAGGTAATGATTGTGAAGCACTTGATAATACTGCAGATATTACACCATTGAAAAAATTTGGTTGGTCACCAAAAGTTGACGTCAAAGAATATCTTAATGATCCAATATCTTTAAACGATTTTCAAAAATCTATTTACTTTGACCTTGATGCGTTATATAATGATATAGAAAAAAATAATTAAACAAACTTAAAGGATTATATTATGAAAAAAATCATGCATGCCAGTGAAATTGGATCAACGCTTACTTATCAAGAAGGCTATAAAGGCAAAGCAGTCTATAAGACTCTTGACCGTGGCCACTATGCTATTGAGGCAAATAACATTATTATGGAAAATGCTAAAACAGGTGAAAAGTTTGAACTAGGCAATTGTAAACCAATTTCATCTAAGAAACTATTCGCATCAAACATGACACTTCCACAAAGCGAATTACTACAAACTTTCCCAGGTTTGATACAAAAATTCTTTACAGAACGTGGTTCATGGAGTGATAAAACCGCATGGATGATTAATTACTCAGACGCTAAATAAAGGAAATATTATATGTCAATTATGGATAAATTGAAAAAGAATAGTAAAGTTAAAACAACTCAGGTATTAGCTGAATCGAAATTTTTTACTGAAAAGGAATTTATATCAACTAAAGTACCAATGATTAATGCTGCGCTTTCAGGCGATATTAATGGTGGTTTGACTCCAGGCTTAACTGTTCTTGCCGGTCCTTCAAAGCATTTTAAGACTTCTTTTGGTCTTATTATGGCTTCAGCATATTTAAAAAAATATCCAGAAGCTGTATGTTTGTTTTATGACTCAGAGTTTGGTTCACCTCAATCTTATTTTGAGCAATTTGATATTGATACAAATCGTGTTCTTCATACGCCAATTACAAATGTTGAAGAATTAAAATTTGATATTATAAGTCAACTTGAAGCACTTGAACGTAATGATAAAGTTGTTATTGTGATTGACTCAATTGGTAACCTTGCTTCGAAAAAAGAACTTGATGACGCAATAAATGAAAAATCAGTAGCTGATATGTCTCGAGCAAAACAATTAAAGTCACTTTTCCGTATGTGTACTCCATATCTTCAAATGAAGAATATACCATTAATTGCAATTAACCATACATATCAAGAAATTGGTTTATTTCCAAAAGAAATCGTATCTGGTGGAACAGGAATTTATTATTCTGCCAATACAATTTTTATTATTGGTCGTCGCCAAAACAAAAAAGGTACTGAAGTTGTCGGTTATGATTTTGTTATTAATGTAGAGAAAAGTAGATATGTTAGAGAAAAGTCAAAAATTCCTATCTCAGTTAGTTGGGAAGGTGGTGTCATGGAGTATAGTGGTCTTTTGGATGTTGCTCTCATTGGTAATTATGTTGTTAAACCTTCTAATGGTTGGTATCAGCGCATTGATAAAAATACTGGAGAATTTATTGGCCAAAAAGTCAGATTAGATACAACATTTGAAAAATCATTTTGGCAACCAATCTTTGATGAAACTGATTTTGCTGAATATATTAAATCATTATATTCTCTTTCAGCTCCAACTGTAATTAATTTTGATCCAGAAGAAATAGAAGAAAATGTTGATTGAAAATATTGATTACGAGCTCTATAAACCTGAAGACAGTGACAAATTTCTGAATATTAGAATTCTAAAAGGTAAATATATTAATACAGAATTTTATTATGGAAATATCAAATTGGCAGAAAATAGACTAAAATATCATGTAAAGATAGTTAAGTCACCTCAAAATGTTCGTACTACTGATAAACAATTTCAGAGTCATTGTGGTGATATATTAATGCAAATTTTGGATAATGAAAGCAAAATAAATAATTATGAATCTTGAAAATGTAAATCTTCAAAGTGTAATATTGAAAAATCTTCTCACAAATGAAAAATATTTGAGAGAGGTAATTCCATTTATTAAATCAGAATATTTTGAAGGTATCTATAAAAAAGTTTTTTATGAAGTTACTGAGTTTGTCAATAAATACAATTCATTGCCAACATTTGAGTCTTTAAAGGTTAAAATGGATGAATCAGAAAAAATTAATGACAATGAATATAATGAAGTAATACAATTATTACCAACTCTTTTTAATCAAGATGATATAGATCATAAATGGTTAAAAGATATGACAGAAAAATGGTGTCAAGATCGTGCATTAAGTAATGCTATTTATGAATCTATTAATATTATTCAAGGCAAAAATCAAATACGCGGTAAAGATGCTTTGCCGGCTCTTTTGTCTGATGCTCTTTCAGTGAGCTTCGATCTCAATGTAGGTCACGATTATATTGATAATGCAAATGATCGATTTGAATACTATAACTCAACTGAAGATTGGAAATTACCATTTGATATTGATATGCTTAATACAATTACTGATGGTGGCCTTGTTCGTAAATCGTTGAATGTTCTTTTAATGGGAACAGGCGTCGGTAAAAGTTTAGCAATGTGTCATTTTGCTGCGTCAAATATTCTTTCTGGTTATAATGTTCTTTATATTACATTAGAAATGTCTGAAGAAAAAATTGCTGAAAGGATTGATGCTAACTTACTTGATGTTAATATCAAAGATGTTCCTAAAATGACAAAACAAAAGTTTGTTTCAAAAATTGATGAAATTAAAAATAAATCAAAAGGTACTCTTGTTATTAAAGAATATCCAACTTCACAAGCAAACACAAATCATTTTAGAGCACTCTTAAATGAATTGAAATTAAAAAGAAAATTTATTCCTGATGTAATTTATATTGATTATTTAAATATTTGTGCTTCTTCAAAAATTAAAGGATTATCAGGTGGTGTGAATTCTTATACATATATTAAATCAATTGCAGAAGAAATGCGTGGTCTTGCAGTTGAATTTAATATTCCAATTATGTCAGCAACTCAAGTAACAAGAAGTGGTTATAATAATTCTGATGTTGAATTGACTGATACATCTGAATCTTTTGGTCTTCCAGCTACATGCGATGTGATGCTAGCAGGTATTACTTCTGAAGAACTTGAAAGAGCTGGACAAATTATGTTCAAACAATTGAAAAATCGCTATGCTGATATTAATCAAAATCGAAGATTTGTTGTCGGTATTGATCGTCCAAAAATGCGTCTTTATAATGTTGGTCAAAATGAGCAAACATTAATGAAAGAACCAACAGAAATGGATACACCATCATTTGATAAAACACGTATTGGTAGTCGATTATCAAATCTTCAAGGAATTAGTTAATAAAAATCTATTTACTTGTTCTTTATTATAGTGTATAATAGAAACATATTAAAGGATAAATATATAATGAGCGAAATACAATTAAAAAATAAAGCGATAATAAAGCAGCTTGATTCATACGTAGATGAATTTTTTGATCGAGTTGACTATAAGAACGAACTATACAAAGTTTCTTCTCATGAATATGGTATGCATATTAAACCTTCTTATTTCATGTCAGAAGAATTTCTTCGTGAATGGAAATTAAACATGCCACATAGTGGTTTTCCCGAAGAACATATGGCAATGCCTATATCAAATATTGTACGCCATCGACCTGATTTAAAAGATTTTGAAATGAGAGTTCGTAATGGTTTTTCAGAAGAAATTGGCGCTCATTCATCAGCACTTTTTAATTATTATCCTCCAGAAGGTGGTGTTGGTTGGCATACAAATTGGAATGCTTCAGCATATCAAGTATTGTTTACATGGTCTCGTGATGGAAATGGTTTCTTTCGTTATTATGATAAAGCAAAAGATAAAGTAGTCACAATTAAAGACAAACCAGGTTGGCAAGCAAGACATTATTTTTTTGCTGAAGAATCAGATGTTGATAACCATTGTTGGCATGCTGCATATACAGAATCAGATAGAATTACATTAGCTTATAAATTTATTGGTAAAGAAGCAATACCACTTCGTGATGATTTAATTCTTGAGCTTGAAGATGAAAAGGATAATTAGAAAAAGAGATCCATATTGGAAATTGATTGATGCATTAAAAAAATCTAATGCAAGTGGATTTCATGAAGATAAGAAAAAGGTTATTCCAAGAAAAATTAAATATAAGAAAGGATTAGAAGATGATTAAAATCATAATATTATCGCTTATATTATCTATTACGTACACAACTTCTTCATTTGCAAAAGATGAATTATTAAAACAAGAAGTTGAATGCCTAGCAAAAAATATTTATTTTGAAGCAAGATCAGAATCAAAAGATTCGCAACAAGCAATTGCTTTAGTTACATTAAATCGAGTTGTTTCAAATAAATTTCCAAATACTATTTGCGATGTGGTATATCAAGCAAAGGTATCAAGTTGGTGGAAAAAGCATAATGGATCAAATGTTCCAATAAGAGATAAATGTCAATTTTCATGGTATTGTGATGGTAAACCAGACAATATATATGATAATATGGCTTATGCTTATGCAAAAGAAATAGCAATTATTACAATTATGGTTTATGGTCGTGAATATGATCCAACAAATAAAGCAACTCACTACCACGCTCATTATGTAAAACCAGATTGGGGTAAAAAACAATTTCAAACAGCGCAAATTGGTTCTCATCTCTTTTATAAATTACCTTAAGGGTTGCGTCTTAATTCGCACGCGTGGGTCCACGGTTAGCCCACAATTTTTTTAAGGATTATATAATGCAGCACAGTATTGAACAACTAATACAAAAAATAGAAATAATGAAAAATAAAGCAATTGCTTTGCACCGTGAAAGATGTAAATATTCAAATATGACTAACTCTACTTATGATAAAAAATTATGTCAATATTTACTTGCTGATATACAAGCTCTTGCAGGTGACATATATAATGATAGAGAAGGCGATGAAATTAAAACTGAAATGGAATATAAAAAATTATGAGTGAAGAAAAAGTAAAATTGAAAATTGGTATTGTAGGTCATGGATTTGTCGGTAAAGCAGTTGAATATGGATTTACTACAAATGAAACAACAATGTTTTTAGTTGATCCAAAATATAATACAACAATTGATGACTTAATTGAATGGGAACCAAATATGACTTTTATTTGTGCCCCAACTCCAATGAATGAAGATGGTAGTATTGATGCTGTGATTGTACAAGATGCAGTACTTAAATTAAGTCATCACGCAAATTGTGGAATTGTTATTAAATCAACAATAACACCTGATATTATGGATTCAATTATCCTTTCAATTAATCCAGAAAAAAGAAAAAAGATTGTATATAATCCTGAATTTCTTACTGAAAAATCAGCAAACGAACAATTTATTGAACCACAATTTCATATTATGGGTGGTGATTTAGAAGCAACTGCTGCACTTGAAAGAATATATGACTTATTCTCATTTTGTAAACCATGTCCAGTTTTTAGAATGACAGCAGTTGAAGCTTCATTTGTAAAATACGCGATTAATACATTCCTTGCAACAAAAGTCACTTTCTTCAATCAGCTATATGATTCAGTCGAAAAATTTGGTGGTAACTTCTCGACTATTATCAATGCAGTTGGTGCTGATCCTCGTGTTGGTTATTCTCATACTCGTGTTCCTGGATTTGATTATAAGCGTGGATTTGGCGGAGCATGTTTCCCAAAAGATATTGCTGCATTCATTGACTTTGATGATAAACAAGAATTATTAAAAAGCGTTATGGAAATTAATAATAAGTATCGTTCAGAATATGATCTTGACGATCGTGAAAAAGAACAAAAGGTAACATATAATTCAACAGATAAAGTAAATTCTGATCAATATCAATTATTTGAAACGAATCTTTAAAATATCTTATTATTATAAATAGACTTATATTTGCTTTAATGGGATAATTGATTTATGCTTTCACTTAAAAGATTTATTTACGAGGAAAATAGTGTAGACACACTATTATATAAACTCCATAGTTATGGATATGATAAAGTAAATATGTTACAAAAAAATACTGTAGCAGTTTATGTTCCGAAATCTGATCGTGAAATAGTATTACAGGATTTATCAACAAAATTAAATACTCCTATTTCAATGCCTATAAGTGGTTTAAAATCAAGTATTGGTGCTCTTGAAATAAATAATGGTCCTTTTTCGGGATTAAAGTTATTTGTAAAACCAGATGCAAGCAAAAATTTAAATACAGATCAACAAGAATCTCTTCATGCTTATTATATTGCAACTATATTTAATAAACCAAATACAGAATTTAGTATAGATGATGTTATTCAATATGGTCAAAAAGATGTAAGAAGTAAATATTCTGCAAAAGAATTAATAGAAATTGCAAGTGCTGGTTGGATAAAATCAGCAATATTAATTGCTCAAACAATATATTCTAAATATGCTGGACAGAAGTATTTGGTTGTTCAAAGATCAAAATCAAAATTTGTTGACAATATTTCTCAAGCTTTTAAAATATTAAATAATAAAAATGCAGTAAGTATTAATCAAGATAAATGGAATCCTGCAGATATATGGTGTGTTGATCCAAGTCTTATCTCATTTGATTTTTCTAAATTTTCGACTTTAGATGAACTTAATGATTGGATATTAGAAAAATTTAATACTAAAGATTTATTGCCAATTTCATTAAAACAAACAAAGAAAAATCCAAAGTTTGAAATTAAAAATCTTGAAAGAAAAAATAAAACTATTATTTTTAGCAATTATGATTTAGGAAAAGTATCATATACTAATTCACTCGATATGAATGTTTATTATAATAAAGATAATATTATACAATTTAGAAATTTTGGTCGTCCAGAAAATATTGCTGGAGAAATAAGCGGTAAAGGTGCTGCAGCAGGTAAAATAGGATTTTCTATTATTGATCAATTTTTTAAAAAATATACAAAGAGATATATTAAAATATTACATTCAAAAGATATTGCAAAGCAATATACAATAAATCCTGATAAATTTTTATCTGAATTATACAATCAGGCAATTAAATTAGATTCGAGATTAAAGTCAACCTCTCTTTCTGATTTCATTAAAGAAATAAAGTCAAAAAAGAATGAACTAACATATATAATATCTAAATATCAAGTAACTCAATTGGCACAAATGCTAGATAGTATGAATAATATGACTAAGAATAAACTCATTGGTGATATTATTTCTTATGCAGGATCTGAATTAGATTCAAGTTCGGTGTATATTAAGGTATCTGAAGGATAATGATGCAAAAATTTAGACAATATATAACTGAACAAAAGAATACCCATATGACCCATATGGAAGATTCTGTGATTTATGGTGGAGTGAACGGAGCACGTCAAGCAATTAATGGATTACGTAGCTTAAGAGATATGCTATCTGGCGTTCATGATGGATTTATATCTGTTAAATGGGATGGTGCACCTGCTATTTTTGCTGGTAATGATCCTCGTGATGGAAAGTTTTTTGTTGCTAAAAAAGGCATTTTTAATAAAGATCCAAAGGTATATAAAACAGATAGTGATGTTGATGCTGATACGTCTGGTGATCTTGCAATTAAATTAAAACAAGCACTTAAATATTTGCCCAAATTAGGTATTAAAGGTGTATTACAAGGCGATTTCTTATATTCAAGATCAGATATTAAAAAAGATAAAATTGATGGGCAAGAATATATAACATTCCATCCAAATACTATTGTTTATGCTGTACCTATTAATACACGAATGGCTAATGAAATATTAAAATCTCAAATTGGTATTGTTTGGCATACATCCTATAGTGGTAATACATTTGAAACTATGAAGGCAAAATTTGGTGCGGATGTTTCTAATTTAGCAAAATCAAGTGATGTCTGGTCGCAAGATGCTGTTATTAAAGATCTAACGAATGCTACATTATCTAAAGAAGAAACAAATAATATTAATAATAAACTTTCTGAAATTGGTGTTCTATTCAATAAAATATCAGGTAATGTTCTTCGTCAAATTGAACAAAATAGAGAATTGGCTCAAACAATTGAAACATTTAATAATACGTATGTTCGTAAAGGTGAATACATAATTGATACGACAAAACATACAAATGATTTGATTAAATATATTAAAGATAAATTTCAAAAAGAAGTTGATAAACGTTCAACACAAAAAGGTAAAGATATACAAATAACAAAACGTGATGAATTTCTATCATTCTTTAGTCCTGAAAATAAAAAGAATATAAAACTTATTTTTGATCTACAAAAATTAATTGTTGAAGCAAAATTAATACTTTTAAATAAATTACATGAATTAAATAATATTGGTACCTTTATTAAAACAAATAATGGATATAAAGTAACTGGTCAAGAAGGATATGTAGCAATTGATCAATTAACTGGTGGAGCACTTAAGATTGTTGATCGATTGGAGTTTTCTCATAATAACTTTTCGCCAGATGTACTTAAAGGATGGCAAAAAGTATGAAATTTGAAATAAAATCATTTAGTAATTATCTTACTGAAGAATCAAATATGATGTTCTTTACCTTTGGTAGGTTAAATCCTCCTACCATTGGTCATGGCTTATTGCTTGATAAATTAAAAAAACTTTCAGGTTCAAATCCATATAGAATATACCTTTCACATTCAGAAGATAAAAAGAAAAATCCGCTTTCTTATAGTGATAAAATAAAATTTGCACGTAAAATATTTCCAAAGCACGCAAGAAATATTATTTTTGATAATACAGGTAAAATAGTAAACGTATTTAAAATTGCTGATGCTCTTTATTCAGAAGGCTTTACATCAATTGCAATGGTTGTTGGATCAGATCGAGTTCGTGAATTTGATATATTATTAAATAAATATAATGGTGAAAATCGTACAGATGGTTTTTATAAGTTTGAGGTGATTAAAGTACTTTCTGCTGGCGAAAGAGATCCTGATGCAGAAGGCGTATCTGGAATGTCAGCTTCAAAAATGAGACAAGCTGCAATTGATAATGATTTTATTTCATTTAATAACGGAATACCTGATACATTATCAAATGATGAAACAAAAAATCTTTTTAATCTCATTCGTAAAGGAATGGGACTTAAAGAACGTATTGAATTTCGTAATCATTTAGAATTAAAAAAGGTATCTGACATAAGAGAGAAATACATATTAGGTGATATCTATCAAATTGGTGATCGAGTTGAAGTGAAAGAAACAAATGAGCTTGGCACTATAACGAAATGTGGTACAAACTATTTAATTATCCTCCAGGACAATGGTGAAAGTACAACAAAGTGGCTGCACGATGTCAAAGAAGTAAAAGAAGCTAAAAAACGTGAAATGCCACTTTCTAAATACACAAAAAAATATCATCAGATGTATGGTGAAGACTCAAATCTTATAGAAGCAGATGTTAAGAAGGCTCTTCAAACTAAATCAAAAGAAACTGGCATTTCATATAATATATTAAAACAAGTGTTTGATCGTGGTTATGGCGCATGGAAATCATCACATCGTCCAGGTACTAATCCAACTCAATGGGGATTAGCACGTGTGAATTCATTTGCCACTGGTGGCACTACCCAAAAAACAGCAGATGCTGATCTTTGGAAAAAACATAAAGGCGGTTAATGAAGAAATTTAAAACATTCATAACTGAAGCAAAAGCACCACGCTGGAAAAAGGCGGGTCCTAATGGTGAAATTGAAGCTACCATTGGTGGTGATAAGTGGAAGATCGAAAAAGCTTTAGACTTTAATGAGCGTCATAGAGGCGAATTTCACGTTTACCAATGGGAGAGAGGCGACTGGCAGTGGGCAACTACTTTATATGGTAAAGCCAATGCCAAAGATTGGATTATGAGCATAATGTCAGAAAAGAAATCAGATGGATCAAGATCTGAACCTTGGGAAGATGGATTTAAACGTCGTGTTGTAAAGACTACAAAGCCTGAGCATAAAGAACAAGGTTATAATTGGAGAATCAAAGGTAAAGACCGTGATGAAATCTCCATTAAACTGTATAAGAAAAAACCTGATTTTAATGAATTCAAAAAACAAATGAAACGTGTCGCAGGACACGAGTTTGGTGGATAATGCATAGTTTTCTAAAACATATTAACGAAAGATTTGGCGAATACGAAGGTAAACAAGTACCACTCGAACAGCCAATGATATATCCAGTAAAAGAAGAACCTGAATTAAATTCTCCAAAGAGATCTTCAGGTGATAAAAAATATGTTGTATACGTTAAAAATCCTGAAACAGGTAACGTAAAAAAGATAGAATTTGGTGATGAAAAAGGTGGCCTTACAGCAAAAATAAACGATCGAGAGGCTGCAAAGAATTTTTCGTCTCGACATAATTGTGATACAAAAAAAGATAAAATGACTCCAGGATATTGGTCATGTCGTCTTCCACAATATGCTAAAGAACTTGGACTTAAAGGTGGAGGCTCTTACTTCTGGTAGGATAAAAAAATATGGCACAATATAATATTGATAGAGGCGCTAAACTTACTAATAATGATACCATTTATGAAGTAATTATGCTTGGTGATCAAGATGGTAATATTATTAATACCTTCGGTGCTGCTTCGAACGTTATTATTTCTGCAGGCGATTTAGCCGGTTACTCTGCTATCAACAAATTTGGAAGAAATCCAAG